AAAACGGTTGGAACGAAATATTTCTTAATAAGGTTTTAAAAGAAGAAGTAGATATTAATGGCACAGGTACACATAAGTACAGAATAAAACATGGGCCTAATAAAAATAAAGTTGTTTAATTTATTGTAGTTTTTTAGTTTCAGGAGTGACGTTTATAATTTCTGAGTAGTCTTCTTCAATCTTTTTAATGTTAGCTTCTAATTCTTCAATAGACATTTCTTCTAATTTACCTGTTTTAATTATCTTCCTATCAATGTATAATCCGGCCGCTTTACCTCTATTTGTTTCAGCATTTACAGCCGATGAGAATGAACCTTTTTTAAGTGCTTGTTCCTTAATCCTATCTAACTCAGCAACATGTTTTTCGTAAGTCACTTCATGCTTACTTAGTCTTTCTTGTTTTAATTTATCTATGTATTGAACAACAAGTGGTGATGTTCTTGGGTTCATTAATTCTGATCCCTCACTTCTAGCTCTCTTCTCACTATAACCTGCTTTAATCGCCGCTTCTGTTTGAGACATATACCCATCAGGCCCACCGAATACGATGAGTTCTGCAAATCTTTTCTGCATTTCTGTTAGTCTTTTAGGTCTACCCATACTTGACAATTTAAGGGAACAATCCTATTATGTCAAGGAGTATAAAGAAATATGTACGTTAAACACTTACAAGAATATTTAGATAAATTTACTAATGGACGTAAAGGTAATGCTGTGTCTAATGCTAAAATATTTATTCACGTTAACGGTTATCTTGAAGAGATAAAAAGAATTGAAGTACAAGAGCATGCCATAGGTACGCCTGGGGCTGAGTCTATTAGAATTGTATTAAAGCCTAATAAAGAAGAAAGATTAATTTTACCACCTGGATATATCAAAGACTACTAGTCGCTTGCGCGTTCGCTTGTCGCTTGCGTGTTCGCTTGTCGCTTGGGCCTTCCCGCTTGTCGCTTGCGCTTGTCGGTTTCAAACCACTTTGTATCTCGGCCATTTTCTTTGCACCATACATAGTGATTAAACCTTATTAAGGTTTCCCACTTATTCATCTTTTATTAATGTAAAATTAACTGTGGCTAGCTCGCTTGAGGGGTGTCCAATTTCCTGCCACTCCAATGGGCAAGTCTTTAACCACTCCTGCAATTTTTCATAGTTTTTTTCTAACTCGTTGTCTATATCTATTTCCATATTATCCCTTCTGCTCGCTCGCTTGTTTATAGTTTTTTTCTAACTAGTTGTGTTTAATTATTTTCATGAAAACCAATATACCCTTCACTATCGTCTTCAAACTCCCCGGCATATTCAACTTGCGCGTCATCGCCGTAATCAGTACCTTTAAAAGTGGCTTTGCTATTTTTATCAGAATTTGTTGAGCCTTCTTCCATAGTACACCCTAAAGCTAGGTCTTGTACTTCTGATTTTGTTAGTTTTACATCACTTTCAATCTCATAACTTCTAGTGTCCTGTGAATACTCATCGTAAGTATAAAAGTATTTTTTTTTCGTCATATTATCCCTTCTGTTCGCTTGCGCTTGTTAGTTTTGATAGGACAGACGCTTGCGCTTGCGCCTGTCCCCTCCTGTGCTTTAGCCAAAGTTTTAACTTTGTAACGGGATTACAGTATCGCCCTTCTGTATTAACTCTATGCTTCATATATTAAACATCTAATACAAAACCGGTTTTATCATGGCGCGCCTTACCTTTTGCATATAAGCCCGCTATGATATTTTTAGGGTCCTTAAAACGTACGTCCGACTTATCAGCGTCTATGACTTTGAACCCTTTAAATTTTCTAGGTAGTTTTTTAGTTCTAAATACAGCGCTTATATTTCCGCCACGTTTTAGAATATTAAAAGCCTCTTTTTTATTATCCTCGTTTAGTGAGTATGTTAAATGATAATTTTTCGGATACTCACCCTTAGCCCATTTTAATGCGCGTTTATAAATTTTTGTGTAGTCATAAAATTGTACTTCCGGAAACATCTCAAATAATCCAAAACGCTCCCATGAAACATCACTAGTTCCATTTAAACGTACAGCCGGCTTAAATCCTTTTTTCTCACATCTTAACGCGTGTAATCTAATTTCTTTTTTTAACTGTATTAAAAAGGTTTCCCGCTCTCTCATTAGCCATAATGTTTTATTAATTCGTCCCCGCTGTACCGCTTTCATTTGCCCCCGTCCGGCTGTATTTAAACATGAGGCTTTACAACCCGCGCTAGCCATAGGGCACATATTAAACCCACTTGAATTTGCCGGTGCTAAATATAAAATAGCGGTCATAACTTTTAATTTTTGACCTTTTATGGTTTTAGCGTTGTTATCTATATTTAATAGTCTTTTTGCTTTATATAATTTCATAAACAGCTTTTACAGTATCGGCCGTCAAAACTTGACCGCCAATCCCCCTTTATATATTCCTCACAGCTTCTACAATTAACAAAAATATCCCCTTTTTTAGAAGTATCTTTTTTATGTTTTTTCTTTTTGCCTATCTCTAATAATTCTGTAAAGGTTTCGTCCCCTTTTAATTTAATTCCGTTTAATATTGTCATAATAAAAAAGCCCCGCTATTAACGGGGCTGTAATTTTAGTTTTGTGTTATTTGTAAAGCCTCAGTTTTATTCCAAACAATCCCTAAAGGCTTAAATATACGCGCTAAAGTTTTAGGCAAGTCGGACGGTAAGCCGGTTTCAAACACTTCATTAATTGCACTTTGTTTATACAATTCAAGTTGCTTAACCTTTTTGCCTTCCGGTGTTTTTTCAGCCTCTTTAATAGCCAAAGTTTCAGCCCACTGTCTAAGCTGTTCTCTACAATCCTCAGGCTTTAAGCCTACGCCATAATTGTCGGCGGTATATTCTTTAAAAGAATATTTGAGGTCATTTTTCATCTCAGCATTAACGCCTTTTGTGAAAAAAGTTTTGGCTTTACGTTGAGCCTGTTCTAAGTTTTTAAAGGCCTTTTCTAGGTCCTTAATAACTACATCAGCTTTTATCTTTTTGGCTAACTTATTTTCAGCGCTAGCCGTCAAGTCGGCTACTACTGATTTTCTCATCAATTTAGCCTCATCTATAATAGGGTCTATTTCAGCCCCCACACGCTCTTTTAAATGTTCCAATTGATACTTAGTCATGTATTTATTTTTGGTCATTTTTGCCTAGCTCCTCTCTTATTTTCTCTATTTCTTTTTTATTGCTTAACACGATATCCATTAACTTATTTGATATTTCAATAAGTGTGGTTATCTTTTGGACCTTAACAAGTCTGTCGTTTGTACTCATTAACTTGTTAACTTCCGTTTTAACAAAGTTTAACATTTTTTTCCTTTTGTTATTTTTTTTGCTTTCATTATCCCTATTTATCCTACAATCTAAGGGTCTGTCAAGTCTATATTTTAAGGTTTTACATTGTGTCTTTTTTGTGGCACTGTTCCCTCAAAAAATCTATGCAACCTGAGGCAAAATTTTATAAAGAATTAAAGAAAAATATCCCTTCTATTTTATGGAATAGAGTTGAGAATTTAAGTCTTTTAGGCATGCCGGATTTATTGGGGTATAATAAAAAACAGTGTTTTTTTACCGTTGAATTAAAAGTCGTAAAAGGCAACAAGATAAAATTTTCCCCTCATCAAATCGCATGGCATAAAACACACCCGCAAAATACTTTTATCATGGCCAAGGCCCTTGACCCGTCCACCCTCAAAACTTCTTCAATATCCCTGTTCCATGGTTCAAGTATCATGGCGCTTGCGCGTTATGGCATGAAAGTCGACGCTTGCGCCTGTGGATTTCCCGCTTGCGCGTCAATGTTTGATGAGGTCGGACTTACGCTTGAGAATTTAGGCGCTTGAGCCTTGGCCCGCTATTAACGGACCAAAACTCCCAAGGTAAAAAATGAGGCCAAGCGCGCCGTTCGCGCTTTTCTTGACCCGCGAACCCCTTACAAGTGTTAAAACACACGGTACCTCTCATTGAAGAAGGGGTTCACGGCTCAAGTTTACTTGAGCCCAGAATAGTTTGGTGATAGTCGCCAGAAGCTTTAAGCCATCCTCACTGGTTAACCTATTGGATGACGACCAAACTATTCAGGGCTCAAGTCTCAGGGCCTAAGCTTTAAAATCGTAATAACTATAACCCAGCGTTTCCGCATGGCTATGAGTCATGGCCTCATTATAACCAACAACAAAACCCAACATCTCTTGCTTATTGTTAAAACGTTTCATATCTCTACAAAATTGATTATAACCATTATTTATTGAATATTCATTAAAACAAACGCCGTCCTTTTTTATCATTTCTTTACTGATATGGCCGAACCCGTGTTCTAAAATATTTCTAGTAAACAGCGCGCATTGATAAGCATAATAATATTTATTACGCCCGCTTAATCTAAAATTAATATTTTGTTTATTAATTTTAAACTCTCGTTCATTTTGCCGTTGCGCGTCGTTTCCTATTTTTTCTATTTCTTTTATTGTTTGTGTTTCCATAGTCCTACAATATCCCATTGACAAGATACTTGTCAAGTGATATATTTCAAATATGTACAGTAAATATATAAAAGGTTTAATTCGTGATTATAGAAAATTGGCTTATAAGTCTTTTTTAGATAAGCACGGACTAAAGGCGGTGGCACTTGCTAAAAAGATGAGCGAACGACAGACCCACGAACAGACAATCGACAATCAAACACGAGGTATAAAATGGAACTAAAAATATTAATAGGCGGTATTATAATTAGTGGTGCGTGGTTCATGTACCAAGAGTATAGAGCCGAGCAGAAAAGAAAACAACGACAGCAAAAAGATTTAAACGAGAGTTTTAAAAAAGCTAAATTAACATTAGTTAAAAAATAAAGACTTACCCCCTCGTAAGTAGTAGCCCCGCGCCATGAACAGTGGCGCGGGGTTTTTTGTTTAGTGGGTCCCAAACGGTTTCCGAAATTCGCGCGTTTGGAAAAATCGACCCCCCTTTTCGTAAGTATGGATGTTATAATGTATGTATATATCATTGATTTATACAGTTATACCTGCTAAAAAACCTTTTGAAAAAAAACAAGACCCCAAGAAATTTTTTATAAAAAAATAATTGAAGCCTAAAAAATTTTTTGCAAATTTTGAAATGAATCGAAATATAGATATAACTAAACTACCACTGGACATTCGAAAGGAATATCTAAGATTAAAAGTTAAGCACTCTGAAAAACTTATACAGGGAAAAGCCAAAGATGATTTTATGTCTTTCGTTAAATGTGTATGGCCCGAGTTCATTGAAGGGTCGCACCATAGACATATAGCAAAGAAGTTTAATCAATTGGCAAACGGTGAGATAAATCGTTTGATCATTAACATGCCACCAAGACATACTAAATCTGAATTTGCATCTTTCCTTTTACCTGCGTGGATGGTGGGCCGTGATCCAAAGCTCAAGATTATTCAAGCCACGCACACGGGCGAACTCGCCGTTAGGTTTGGACGTAAAGCCAAGAACCTCATCGACTCGGAACGATATCAAAAAGTTTTTAGAACAAAGTTACAAGAAGATTCAAAAGCGGCAGGACGTTGGGAAACTTCTGATGGTGGAGAATATTTCGCAGCCGGTGTAGGTGGTGCTATTACCGGACGGGGCGCAGATCTTTTAATTATTGATGACCCGCATTCAGAGCAAGATGCTCAAAGTAAAATTGCCTTAGACTCAGCTTACGAGTGGTATACTTCAGGACCACGACAAAGACTTCAACCTGGCGGAAAAATTGTTTTAGTTATGACAAGGTGGAGTAAAAAAGATTTAACAGGGTTGTTATTAGCAAATCAAAAAGAATTAAAATCTGATCAGTGGCAAGTGATCCAGTTTCCAGCAATCATGGACCACGGATCAGAGAAAGCTAAACCGGTTTGGCCAGAGTATTGGAAGTTAGATGAGTTGGAAAAAGTACAAGCCACACTACCTGTTGCTAAATGGAATGCGCAGTGGATGCAGAATCCAACTAGTGAGGAAGGCGCTTTACTTAAACGTGAGTGGTGGAGAATTTGGAAACATGATTACATTCCACAAATTCATCATGTCATACAATCTTACGATACGGCGTTCATGAAAAAACAAACGGCCGATTATTCAGCTATTACAACCTGGGGAGTTTTTTACCCGGACCAAGATTCAGGGGCCAATCTTCTACTCCTTGATGCGATTAAAGGAAGATATGAGTTTCCTGAGTTAAGACGTTTAGCTTTAGAGCAGTATAAGTATTGGCAACCTGAAACGGTGATTGTAGAGGCGAAAGCTTCAGGATTGCCTTTAACCTATGAATTAAGAAAGATGGATATTCCAGTTGTTAACTTTACACCGAGCAAAGGAAATGATAAGCATGTGAGAGTAAATGCATGTGCACCTCTTTTTGAGTCTGGAATGATCTGGGCTCCTGAACAAAAATTCTCAGAAGAAGTAATTGAAGAATGTGCTGCATTTCCTTATGGCGACCATGATGACTTGGTGGACTCAACAACTCAAGCTATTATGAGATTTAGACAAGGTGGTCTTGTTCAACACCCTGAAGATTATGTTGATGAACAGAATACGGTTAAACGAAAACGGATTTACTATTGAAAAAGCTAACTAGAACCATACCACCTAAATCAGGGCCCACGCCTCAGGGCTTGAATATTCCCTTAAAACAAGTTAGAACGGTAAGATTGGAGAAAACAAATAATGGCAGACATAGACAAGTCACTTCCGAACGAAGTAAGAACAGAAATTAAAATTCCTGGCGAAGAAGAAATTTCGCAAGAGATTAACGTTGAAGAAATTGTACCTGAAAAAGGTCCAGTAGAAGTTGTCCCTGAAGAAGACGGTGGCGCAACCATAGATTTTGAACCTGGTGCGATTAACATTCCTGGAACAGAAAACCATTTTGATAACTTAGCAGATTTATTACCCGATGATATTTTAGAACCGATAGGCAATGAGCTTAGAGGCAATTACAATGATTACAAAATGTCTAGAAAAGACTGGGAACAAGCTTACACAAGCGGATTAGATTTATTAGGATTTAAATACGAAAACAGAACAGAACCTTTTCAAGGTTCATCAGGTGCAACACATCCTGTATTAGCTGAAGCGGTGACACAGTTTCAAGCGATGGCGTATAAAGAATTATTACCAAGTGATGGTCCAGTAAGAACCCAGATCCTTGGTGCAGTAAACCCGATGAAAGAACAACAGGCTCAACGTGTAAAAGATTTCATGAACTATCAGATCATGGATCAGATGAAAGAGTACGAACCTGAGTTTGATCAAATGTTATTTCATTTACCTTTAGCAGGTTCTGCATTTAAAAAAGTTTACTATGACGATTTACTAGGACGAGCTGTTTCAAAGTTTGTCCCTGCAGATGATTTAATTGTTCCGTACACGGCTACCTCATTAGACGATGCGGAAGCAATTATTCATCGAATTAAAATTTCAGGAAATGATTTAAGAAAACAACAAGTGGTAGGTTTTTATAAAGATATTGAATTAGGACAACCTGCAGACATTGAAAATAAATTAGAACAAAAAGAGAGAGAACTTGAAGGATCTAGAAAATCAGGAAGACCTGAAGACATGTACACGTTATTAGAATGTCATGTTAATTTAGATTTAGAAGGTTTTGAAGATATGGGTCCTGATGGCGAGCCAACAGGAATTAAACTTCCTTACATTGTAACGATTGATGAGACATCAAGTAAAATTTTATCTATTAGAAGAAATTACAAAGCAGAAGATCCAAAGAAAAATAAAACTCAATA